TTAAAGTTTACAAACAAAAAGAATTACTCGAAGATGCTATTATTATCTATCGAGTACAACGTGCGCCAGAGCGCAGAGTATTCTACGTTGATGTGGGCAACATGCCTTCGCACCTTGCAATGCAATTTGTTGAACGTGTTAAAACTGAAATACATCAAAGACGTATCCCAAGTAAGACAGGTGGAGGTACAAATGTTATAGACAGTAGTTATAATCCATTGTCAATCAACGAAGATTACTTTTTCCCACAAACTGCTGAAGGACGCGGCTCAAAAGTTGAAACACTGCCAGGCGGAACTAACTTAGGCGAGATTGATGACCTTAGATACTTTACTAATAAGCTGGTACGCGGATTGCGTATCCCGAGTTCGTACTTACCAACTGGAGCAGATGACGGCGCTTCACAATACAATGATGGACGTGTGGGCACAGCATACATTCAAGAGTTAAGATTTAACAAATATTGCGAACGTTTGCAAGATATGGTTGCTGAAGACTTTAACAACGAGTTTAAACTGTTCTTACAAAGCAAAGGTGCAAACATTGATTATGCAATGTTTGACTTACGACTAACACCGCCACAGAACTTTGCAGCATACAGACAAGCAGAACTTGATAATAATAGAATTAGTACATTTACTTCAATGGCTGGCGTGCCTTATATTTCAAATAGATTTGCTATGGAGCGTTTCCTTGGTCTAAGCAAAGAAGAAGTTGCAGAAAACGAACGTCTATGGCGTGAAGAAAACGATGAAAATCTAAAAGAGTTAGATACAGATGATATGGCAGGCGAAATGAGAGGTGCTGGAATGAGCGGTGCTGACTTAGCAGGCGACTTTGGCGGACTCGAAGACGAACTTGGCGGAGACGAAGGTGCCATCGATGGTGGCACTGGTGAGCCTCCATTAACTAACACTGAGGATGAACTTGGTGGTGCAGCCCCGGCACAAAATCCGGCACAAACGATATAAATACATTATGATACTTAGAGAACTATATTACTTTGATAAAGACACAATGGAACCTGTAGAGGACCAGACTTATAATTCTGAAGACGACACTAGTGTTGTTAAAGTTGACGACAGTCGTAAAAGCAGGTTATCTCTAAAAGATATCAATCGTGCCCGTAAAGCAGCCGATTCACATACCAAACAAAAAGCCAAGGATCTTAATTATGTTAGACAAATGTACGGTCTAGCAGCACAAGCAGCCGCCGGCGGGATCTAATGTCTGATAAAATTGCGTTTGTACTAGGCAACGGCACTAGTAGGAAGTCTCTTAATCTACACACATTAAAAACAAAAGGTACAACGTATGGATGTAATGCGTTGTACAGAGAATTTGTTCCAGATCATTTAGTATGTGTTGATACTAAAATGATAATAGAACTTAGTGAAAAACTATATCAAATGGAACACAGTGTTTGGTCTAATCGTAATAGACTAACCGAAAGAACCCCTAATATAAATATTATGAATCCAAACAAAGGATGGAGTAGTGGTCCAACTGCACTATTGCTTGCATCTCAAAACAACCACAAGGAAGTATATATATTTGGATTTGATTATGTTGGACTAGGTGATACTAATCAGCTAGTTAACAATATATATGCAGGTAGTAAAAACTACAAAAACGTTAACGATAGAGCAACTTATTACGGAAACTGGCAAAGACAAACAATGATGTGTATAAATCAACATCCAAAGACTAAATACTATCGAGTGTTAACCTCTCTAGAAGACTATATACCAGATCATTTAAGAGAGTTATCTAACCTAACACATATAACATTTGAAGATTTTAACAAGAATTTTCAATAAGATAATTATAAAACGAGCTGTTTTGAGCCCGTTTAACACCTATATTTTCAATTAAGTGTAAATATAATAGACAGCCTTGCTAATAAAGGAGAATAACATGACTGATCGCAACAAGTTTGAAGAAATGCTTGAGCGTCTCGTAAACGAAGACAAAGAAGGTGCAGAAGCACTATTCCACGAAATCGTTGTAGAGAAATCAAGAGACATTTACGAATCACTACTAGAAGACGAAGATGAAGAAGTAGAAGAAACAACTGATGAAGAAGTTGATGAAGCATCTGACGAAGAAGTAGATGAAGATGAAGAACTAGATGAAGCAACTGATGAAGATGCAGACCTAGAAGAAACCACAGACGAAGAAGTAGAAGAAGGCTTCTTTGGCGAAGGTGATCCAGCTGACGAACTAGGAATGGACATTGAAATGCCATCCGGTGATGAAGAAGGCGAAATGGACATGGGCATGGAACCAGAAATGGGTGACGATGACATGGGCATGGGCGACGAAGAAGGTGACGTAGAAGATCGTGTTGCTGACTTAGAAGACGAGCTAGAAGCATTAAAAGCAGAATTCGAAACCATGATGGGCGACGAAGATGGCGATGAAGGTGAAGAAGGTGGAATGGACATGGACATGGACGGCGAAATGCCAATGGACATGGATTCAGAAGAAGGCGACGAAGAAGAAGCTGAAGAAGCATATGCTTTTGAAACAACTGACGACGAAGTTGAAGAATCAAAAACACCAAAGTCAGCAAGTGAAGTAATGCGTGAATATGCAGACAAAGTAGCACCAGCCAAAATGGGCGACAATGGAGCAAACGCAAAATCACCAATGGCAAAGCCAAACAACATGGGCGGCACAAGTGCTAACATAGTTAAAGGCGGCGATGGCGGAACAGGCGGAACACAAGGTGGACTATCTGCTCCAACAGCAAAGCCAATGAATACCAAGAACGTAAACGTTCCTGGTGCAAAAGGTGCTACTAAATTAGCATCGCAACCTGGTCACGGCGCTGAAAAGAAGTCAAAGCCAGAGACAGCCGATAAGGGTGCAAGTTCACCTCTAAACGGTGCTCCAAAAAGAGCAACATAAGGACTGATGATGAATTTACTAAGTGAGAGTCTGAGTTTTGACCAAGCCAGAGTGATTGTTGAGTCTGCTAATGAAGGCAAAGATCTTTTTATGAAAGGCATTTGTATTCAAGGCGGAGTACGCAACGCAAACCAGCGTGTCTATCCCGTGAATGAGATTAGCAGGGCTGTCACCACGCTCAATGAGCAAATTGGCAACGGTTTCTCAGTCTTAGGCGAAGTAGATCATCCAGAAGGACTTAATATTAACATAGACCGCGTAAGCCATATGATCACAGATATGTGGATGGACGGCCCAAACGGTTATGGTAAACTAAAAATACTACCAACACCGATGGGACAACTAGTTAAAACAATGCTTGAAAGCGGAGTTAAATTAGGTGTTTCATCGCGTGGTAGCGGTAATGTAAGCGAAGATGGTAGCGGCAACGTTGCTGATTTTGAAATTATTACTGTAGATGTAGTTGCCCAGCCTAGTGCTCCGGGCGCCTACCCAACACCAATCTATGAACACCTTATGAATACCCGCGGAGGTTATAAGGCATTCCAAGCATCTAGGGAAGTACAAGGCGACAAAAAGGCACAGAAATATTTAAAAGAGAGCTTATTAGATGTAATAAGCAAACTCCGCTAACTAGGAGAGGATATAAAAAAATGTTAGACCAACTAAAATCACTCTTCGAAAACTCAGCACTATCGGAAGAAGTGCGTTCAGAATTAGAAGAAGCATGGAACGCAAAAGTAAACGAAAATCGTTTACAGGCCACCGCAGAACTACGTGAAGAATTTGCTAAAAAGTATCAGCATGACAAAACAACAATGGTGGAAGCCATTGATGCAATGTTAAATGAAAAACTAGCAGAAGAAATTGCAGAGTTCCACGATGATCGTAAGCAACTAGCAGAAGCGAAAGCTAAATTTGCAGTTGCACAGCGTAAAAATGCCAATCTTATGAAAAACTTTGTTTCCGAGCAACTAGCTCGCGAAATTAAGGAACTACATTCAGATCAAAAAGTAACAGCTGACAAGTTTGTTGCCCTAGAAGAGTTTGTAGTAGAATCACTTGCAAAAGAACTTGCAGAGTTTTACGAAGATAAGAAAGACCTTGCCGAAACAAAAGTACGTTTAGTACGTGAAGGCAAAGCTCACGTTAACAAAGTCAAATCAGACTTTATTAAGAAAAGTGCAGCATTAGTATCAGAAGCAGTGTCAAAAGGACTTAAGAAAGAAATTTCAGCACTTAAAGAAGATATTGATCAAGCACGTGAAAACGATTTTGGCCGCAAGCTATTCGAAGCATTTGCTAACGAATATCAAATGAGTTATTTGAATGAGAATTCAGAAACCTCAAAACTGCTTAAAGTTGTAGATACAAAAAATAAACAGATTGTAGAAGCACGTACAGCAGCAGCCAAAGCGATTAAAATTGCAGAAAGTAAGACGAATGAGGTCAAAGCGATCACTGAGTCAAACTCACGCAAAGATATTATCAGCAGTTTGATCTCACCATTGAGTACAGATCAACGTGATATTATGACAGACTTACTGGAATCAGTACAAACTACAAAGCTACGCTCACAGTTTGACAAATACTTACCATCGGTTATCAACGATAACAGTCCAGCGAAGAAGAAGGCAGTACTAGCAGAAGGCAAAGAAGTAACAGGCAACAGAACACAAACCAATGACATACAAGCAGACGTAGACTCAAACAATGTAGTCGATCTAAAACGTCTAGCTGGATTATAAAAGGAGAAACCAATGTCAGAACTACTAGAATCCCGCTGGCAGGATACGAAAACCGCACTACTTGAAGGCCTACAAGGCAACAAGAAAGCTGTAATGGCCTCAACACTAGAAAACACTCGTCGTTATCTATCTGAGACTGCTACTGCTGGTGCTACATCTGCCGGTAACATCGCAACACTTAACCGTGTGATCCTCCCAGTGATCAGACGTGTTATGCCAACTGTTATCGCTAACGAAATTGTTGGTGTTCAGCCAATGACTGGCCCAGTTGGTCAAATTCACACGCTACGTGTTCGCTACAGCGACACAGCAGGCACAGGCGCAGCTGGCGCAGTTGCTGGTGAAGAAGCACTATCACCGTTCAAAATTGCTGAAGCATATTCAGGTAACGCTACAACTGCAAAAGCAGATGCAACAGCGGCACTTGAAGGCGCAGCTGGAAACAGACTAAGTATCCAGATCATGAAGCAAACTGTTGAAGCTAAAACACGTAAGCTATCAGCACGTTGGACATTCGAAGCCGCACAAGACGCACAGTCACAGCACGGCATCGACGTTGAAGCAGAAATCATGGCAGCACTTGCTCAAGAGATTACTGCTGAGATTGACCAAGAGGTCCTAGCATCTCTTAACACA